TTACCCCCATTGAATGGGAAGCTATCCAGGCTGGTGCTATTAGTACTAACATGCTGGAGAAGATCCTTGCCAATGCTGATCTTGATGTAGTCAAGGGCCTTGCTACTCCTAGAGAGAAGCAGGTAATGACCTCAGCTAAGCTGGCTAGAGCTAAGTCTATGCTGATCAATAATCATTCACAGTCTGAGATTGCTGCTGCTCTTGGGGTATCAGTGAGTACTCTTGACTCATCTCTCAATCCACCCAAGCCTAAGGACTAGGCTGCGAACAAAGTAGAAAGGAAGTGTTGGTGCATCATGCTATCTACCTCTGACAATCCATACAATCCTCACACTGAGTTCGATCAGTGGAACAACTGGGACATTCAGTCAGGGTACCACACCTTGTCATACCAGGCTAGGATCTGTAGGACTAGTGATGAGTTGTCTGAACTTGATGAAAGTCAAGCTATCGACATTGCAATTCAAGAGATCTTGGATGAAAACATCACTGGAATGTACATTCGTGTACCTCCACCCTCAGAAAAACTCACAACTTCATAACAATTTAATAGTGACTGCTTAGTAAAGCGGTATGGGGGGAGGGGTCTCGCAAATAGGCCCCCCTCCCTGCATCGCCGACCTCTGAAAAAATGCCCCGGGGGAAAATTCTGGGGGAACAATCCACTCTAAACATTCCAAAGGAAGGTTTACCACCATGGCAGAAACTCCCGAAGCAACCGAAGAAGCCGTAAAGGCTCCCGAAACCACGCCGGTTTCCGAATGGGTCATCCCGAACCAGGCCAAGTTCGAGCAGGTCATCGATGCTCGCCTGGCCAAGCACGCCGACAACGAGAAGGCCGACAAGAAAACGTCGTCCCGCTCTCGGTCAGCAACGCCTGCAGCACCCGCTGCCGGTGACAAGGACAAGGACAAGGCGCCAGCCTCCTAGTCGCGCACATACTTTCTCGTCCCGCCCGATAGAGCTCTAGGTAACGTTGAGCATAGGGCTAGGGGCCACGACCCAATGATTGCTTAATGGCCTGGTTGAGGTATCTCCCGGACCTAGAGCTCTTTCAGGCGGGACGAGAAAGCATGTATGTTTAGATGGGCGTTTAGATTCTCCTGGTTGGAGTGGTTTCCGGGTTTATCACGAAGGCTAGTTCGAGAACCGTTGGCGCGGTTGAGAGCTAAACGCCCTTCTATCTGTACATGCATTTTCTTCTTTTGCCTCCAGACAGGTCACCGGCTATCACCGGGGTTAAACCATACGCAGACGACCTGATCGTCCATTGCCGACGCGTATAACCGGTGTCCTATCTGGAAGCAAAGTCATACTAAAGTCCTATCAATCTGCGTAGAGACTTCACGATAGAGTACTAGATCTCACAAACAAAGTAGGGGTTCATCGCCCTACGCTCCTTTCAAGAGGCGTTTGAGGTTGTGACTGTGGTTGGTAACGTACTTAAACGTTCGAGACCTAGTACTCTTTCATGAAGTCTCTACATGGACTTCCTAGTTTTGCGTTTTAGACAAGCAGAATGTACATGGACTTTTAACTTTTGCGTATTTTAGCCACTCTGGCAACTTACGACACTCTAACTACAACTGATAACAAGGAGGTGATTACCTATGGCGGGCCCTGGCCGACCTAAAAAGTCTACGGCGCTGGTAAAACCTCGTGAAGTTTATGATGGCGAGATTGAACCGGACGATCAGCCAGTGAAACGCTTGCCGAGAGCGCGAACTCCAGAACAAAGAGAAGCGCAACTTGCTGCTCTAGCTTATGATCTGGCTGAACAGCAATTTCTCGACGGCACTGCATCGTCACAGGTAATGGTCCATTTTCTCAAGGTTGGTTCAACTCGTGAGAAGATCGAACTCCAGAAGGTTAAGCAGGAAACCATCCTCGTTGAGGCTAGGGTTAAAGATCTTGCTAACGTTGAGGAACTCAAGGTACTCTACAAGGAAGCCATGGACGCAATGCGCGGCTATGCCGGACATGATACGGGTGAAGCTAATGACGAGATCGTATTCTGAGCTTAAGCAGCTAGACACCTTTGTGCAGAGGTTTGATTACCTCAGCATCAAGGGCGTAGTAGGTGAATCGACGTTCGGATATGAGCGTCATCTCAATCAGCGATTCTACAAATCCAAGGAATGGCAGTGGGCTCGTGATGAGGTCATCAGTCGGGACTTCGGCAACGACCTTGGCGTACCAGGATTCGAAATTTATGATCGCATCCTTATTCATCACATGAATCCAATCACTCCTGAAGATGTCCTCCGTCGGAATCCGGATATTCTCAATCCAGAATTCCTGATTTCCGTGACTCACAATACTCACAACGCAATTCACTACGGCGACGCTTCAATTCTTCGACTTCCGATCGTTGAACGACGTCAAGGTGATACACAGTTGTGGGGTAACCTATCGCTAAGGAACGTAGCATGACATTTTCCAGTCTTATCTCGGGAACCATTCCCCATCACAACAAATTCTCCTCTCGTCACGGCAATTCGGTCGTCCGAGTCCTTCAGCATCATCATGCTGGGATGAACGGGGCTGGCACCCGGCGTCTCACCGACCCGAATGCTCCGGCCTCGGTCCACTACAACATTCTGAACGATGGCACCATCTGGGGTCAGGTTCCGGAAGAGTACCGTGCATGGACCTCAGGCTCCATGGCAGCTGATGGCCCTGCAATCACCTTCGAGGTGGAGAACGAATCGGGTCAGATCAACGGCAACGACAATGATCCGCACTCCTGGGCCATTTCTGAAGCGGCATACTCGGCAGTCGTGGAACTTCTCGCCGACATCGCAGCTCGTCACGGCTGGGGCGCAGTTTCTGAGCGTAGCTACCAGGGTCATCGTCAGTGGGCTCCCACTGCTTGCCCTGGTGGAAACCTTTGGATGCTCATGCCTCGCACACGAGACTTCGCAAACGGAATTCTCAGCGGAAACGGCACTGCTGAAGTTCCCGTAGTCGCACCCACCCCCGTATCTCCTCCCGTCGAGGCGAAGACAGATTGGCAGCTCGCCGATGAAGTCATCGCTGGTCTCCACGGCTCCGGAGAGGCACGACGCGCTTCCCTTGGCGGGAGGTACGACGCGGTTCAGGCTGAGGTCAACCGTCGTCATGGAATTGGCGTAGCTCCGGCTCAGGCCAAGACTCTCGATCAGCTTGCTGACGAAGTTCTCGCAGGCAAACACGGAAATGGCGATGCTCGACGCGCCGCATTGGGTGCGCAGTATGATGCAGTTCAGGCTGTCATCAATGCTCGTACCGGTGGCGGCGGTGTTGCTCCTCAGGGACCCAACATTTCATGGCTTGCCGACCAGGTTCTTGCTGGAGCCTATGGTTCTGGCGAACAGCGTATCGCCAAGCTCGGTGCAAACTACGCTGCCGTTCAGGCCGAGGTCAATCGTCGTCTCAATGGTGGCGTAAACATCGGTCAGCTTGTTGAGGAAACCCTCGCGGGCAAATATGGCAATGGAGATGCACGCCGTGCAGCTCTCGGTGTCCACTTCAATGCCGTACAGGCAGAGATCAACCGACGGTACTCATGATCTCATCCCGATTGCTCCACGGCATCATATTTGCTGCGTTGCTCGGGACCGCTAGTTTCGTTCTCTTCGTTTTACTCATGTGGGTCATTGCGCTATGTCATATTGGCGCATGGGTATTCACGTTGGTTGCTGGAGGAGGTGCTACTGGTGGATGATCTCAGCATTCTCGAAACAACAAAGCGTTTGTGCGGTATAGAACCCGACGTAACTGACTATGACACGGAAATCATCGTGCATATCAACACCGTTTTCTTCGTACTTCAGGAGTTGGGGGTTGGTCCAGAAGAGGGCTTCCTTATTCTTGACAAAGAGACCCTATGGTCTCAGTACTTCCAGACGGATACGAAGCTGGCGGTTATTTCCTACATGGGTCTGCGGGTCAAGATGTTATTTGATCCGCCTCCCACAGGACCTGCCACCGAAGCTATGGAACGCCAGGCAGGAATGCTGGAATGGCGTTTGAATATTAACGCCGAGGGGGTGAAATGGGAAGAAGCGCAACTGATATCCTCGCAGCAAATGGGATTGATGAACTAAGTGATGATCATCTCGAACATGTTGGTGTGAAGGGTATGCGATGGGGTAGGCGAAAGCGAGCAAAAGCTGAGGCTGCTGCTGCGGAAGCTGCAAAACCCAAGGTCCATGAGATGAGCGATGACGAGCTGAAGAAGCGAATCAATCGACTCAAGCTCGAAAAGGAATACAAGAAGCTAACTGAGCCTGAGATCTCTAACGGTCGAAAGATTGTTGGCGAACTTCTATTGGATGTGGGTAAGCAGAAGGCGAAAGCTTATCTCATGAACAATGCCACCGATGATCTGAGAGCACTCAAGAAAATGATGGCGAAACAGGCAGTTGCCGCAGCTGCGCCACCAGCAGCACGGCAGGTAATGAAGCTGACTAAATACACCGGTCCGTTGAAATAGAGGAGGGAGGGTTGTCATGGCTCTATCGAACACTGCAGTACCCATTTATTATGGGAGATTCCGCGAAAGAGTTCTTCGTGGAGAAATCCCCGTATGTAAAGAGATCAGTGCCGAGATGAATCGGATTGATGCACTCATTGACAACCCTCTCTACTACTACGACGACCTAGCGATCAATGGCTTCATCAGCTACTGTGAAAATGAGCTCACTCTTACTGACGGTTCGGACTTCGTCATGTTGGATAGCTTCAAACTCTGGGCTGAACAAATCTTTGGCTGGTACTACTTCGAAAAACTCACTGTCTATGAACCCTCGCCTGACAATCATGGTGGGGAATTCGTTCAGAAGGTTTTCAAGAGGCGACTCACAGTAAAGCAATATTTGATCGTTGCACGAGGTGCTGCTAAGTCGATGTATGCTGAGTGCATCCAAAGCTACTTCCTGAATGTGGACACAGAAACTTCTCATCAGATCACAACTGCTCCTACAATGAAGCAGGCTGATGAAGTTATGTCGCCATTCCGCACGGCCATCACGCGCTCGCGGGGTCCTCTGTTTAAATTCCTCACTGAGGGATCATTGCAGAACACCACGGGCAATCGGATGAACCGCGTCAAACTTGCCTCTACCAAAAAGGGCATCGAGAATTTCCTTACGGGTTCGCTTCTCGAAGTTCGACCTATGAAGGTCGACAAACTTCAGGGTCTACGACCCAAAATTTCCACGGTTGATGAATGGCTGTCTGGCGATGTTCGTG